CAATCTCTGCTTCTTTCGCTGCCTGAGCCTCTTTTAACTCTTCATTTTTCTCTTTATAAGCATTGATCATAGCTGCCATAGCATTGGCCTTTGCTTCAATCCCATAAAGATCATCCAGTTCAATCTGCTTCATTGTAATTGCTTCTGTAAGATCATTGTATTTCTTAATAATCTCTGGATTAAAAATATCTTCTTTAGCTGTTTTATCTGCAGATTCGATAACTTCTACCTTTTTAGCCTTCGCTGCTTCTTTTGCAGGATCATCAATCATTCGGTCTCTTGTATCAAGTTTCTCCACTGCTGCCTTATACGCTTCCATAATTTCTGCCTTTGTTGATTTCATTGTAACTTCTGCCATGTTTTTAGTTCTCCTTTTTCTCCGTGTTTTGTTTAATTAAATTTTTATATCAAAGCTTTAATAGCTTATCAATCATTATTAATACCATCTTTATACAGGACGATCTTTTTCTCTTCGAGTGATCTCTGCACATCAATTACTCTTTGATTAGTTGATCCAGCCCAATGATAATTTACATCTGCTAAATCTTTCTGAAACATACCGTCTACAATTACATTTGTATTTAACAAAATATCTGTTAAAATAGGAAATGCTTCTTCTATAATTTCATTCCAAGTGTATCCAGTATAAATCCAAATAGATTTAGAATTACCATATCTTGATTTAATTTTACTTATTAAACTACAAACTTCAACTCTGTTATTTTCATTTAACGGATCTCCTCCAGAAAAAGTAATTCCAGAAATATAATCATTATCAAGCTGTTTAAAAATCTCTTCTATTGCTGTATTATCAAATGGAATTCCAGATTTGGTGTCCCATGTTTCCGGGTTTTGACAGCCATTGCAATAATGATCACAACCGGAAACAAAAAGTGTGACTCTTAATCCTGGCCCATTGTTCATGTCATCATGTTTAATATCGTGATAATTCATTACATTGATTTCCTCTCTGCGATTTCAACCATCTTCGCTTTATTTAATCGTGTATCTCCATGGACTCTACTATAAGACAAATATCCATTCATACGGTCAATCTTTGTCAGATTCTTGGAACCGCAGACCGGACACACATCCATTTCAAGTTCCTCATGCCCACAGTCATCACAATAGGCAAGTGAAAGATTTACTCCCTCATAATATCCCAAAGACATGGCTCTTCTAACTAATGTAACTACGGCCTCACGATTATAATTGATTGGATACCGAACATATTGAATTTTGCCTCCATTAAACAGATCCCAGAATCTATTTTCTAAATCCTGCTTCTGAATCGGTGTAATATCTTCCCACACTCCACAGTGGAAACTGTTGCTCACATATTCTCTGTCTGAAACTCCCGGCACAATTCCATACATTTTACGGAATTGTTCTACCTGAAGCCCGCAAAGGCTCTCGGCTGGAGTTCCATAAATCGCATATAATAATCCATCCTCATGTTTAAATTGAGTAATCTTTTTATTAATGTATTTCATTACATCTACAGCAAACTTACCATCCTCAACTAATGACTTCTTATTATAAAGTTCCTGCAATTCATTCAAAGCAGTAATTCCAAATGATAAAGTCATAGGTTTAAGAATTGAACGTATTTTTTCATCTGGTTTTAAATAACCATTAAGGAAACCACCTTCACAGTATGCCAATGGATTCGTACTAGCTTTCATTTCACCAATATAGTCATATGTTCTCTTATGAATGCTACGTATCATCTCAAGATAATAATCCAATACTTCATAGAAATCTCTACTTTCACGCTGCGCTTTTGCCAAAATCATTGGAAGATGAAGGCTTACAACACCAAGATTGAAACGTCCTTCAAAAATTGCTTTATCGTTCTCATCCTCCGGTTCTATTCCACCTTTTTCATACCAAGGGCTTAAGAATGCACGACACCCCATTGGACTAACAACCGTACCATATTTTTTGTACATACTTGGTACATATCCTTCACCTGTTAGAGATAACCAGTCTGGATACATTGTTTTCATACTACATTCAATACCTGCATTAAATACATCTTCATTAACCTTTCCTGGTCCATGTAAATTCTCATCATATAAAAATACCAATTTGGGGAATAACACAGGTTTTTTATTACCGGCCTTACCTTGGCCTTCTTTATGAACATTTAAGAATGTGATAGAAGCCATTTTACCAAATTTTGTGGTTGAGAGACCGAACGTCATTGTTACAAATGGATAATCACCTCTTGATGATCCTACAGTATTTAACTTATATTCAATTCCCTGCCAGCCCTGTTCAAAATCACGTTTTACTTTATTTGTTGCATATTCACAAGCTTTTTCTTCAATCAAATGTTCTGATGTTGAAAAAGCATCAACATAAACACCATCAATATCGGAATCAAAAACTTCAAAAAATTCTTTATAATATTTCTGATAACTTTTTTCT